AGAAAAGTTGATCCGACTACCTGAGAAAGAACTTTGTTTCTTTTGGCTTTATAGTGTTCCTCCTAAGAAGGACCTGACAGGCCTTTTGGCTAAGGCTGAAAATCATCTCAACTTTAACGGGTGGTTGGTTATGCGGTTGCCTGAGGGTGGACCACTGAAGATGAAGATCTTGAACGCTACTCGCTTTAATAACGTTTATGTAAGTGATAAAGCCATGCATGCTCCACAATTTCTAGATGTTTATGAGTATATTCCCCAGTTGACAACTCAGGTTGGCGATTGTGGTGGGGTTCTATGTTCGCGGAGCCGTTTGGGTTTTGCTATACATGGACTTCATTTTGGATATAAGAAATTAGAGCAGAAAGCTTGGTCAATTGTGTTGGATTATGAAACAGTGATAAAAGTCATTGGTGATCGTAAATTACAAAGTGGGACGCCCAAGTTAAATCGTGAGTCGACTAATCACGAACTCATTGAATTGCATGGAAATAGTCCGTTGCGTTATATGAAGCAAGGAGCTATTGAGATTTATGGCTCTCTTAAGGGTCATCGTGCGAAACCGCGGAGTTATGTTAAGAAGAGTGTTCTTTGTGAGTCTCTTTTGAAACGTGGCTTTGTGTTGAAGCATGGTGCACCAAACTTTAAGGACTGGCGCTCTAAGGCGCTTGCTCTTGAAGCTATACTGCAGATAAGAACTTGATTGATGAAGTTGTTCTTGACCAAGTTGCTGACGATTTCTTAGATGAGATTGTCGAAGGATTAAAGGGGAAAGACTTGAGTGTTCTGAAGGTTTTTGATCTTTTTACAGCTGTTAATGGAGCTGCAGGGGTCAAGTATGTGGATAAGCTCAATCGACAAACTAGTGCAGGTTTTCCTTGGAATCATTCCAAGATGAACCATATGTTTAAGACCGAGCCCACTAATGGTCTTCAAGATCCTGTGATATTGGATCCTGAAGTTGAGAAAAGTGTTGAGGAGATCATTGATACTTATTTTGCTGGAAAAATCTGGTGTCCTATTTTTAAAGCATCTTTAAAAGATGAAGCAATTAAATTTGCTAAGATAGAGATGGGTAAAACTAGAGTTTTTATGGGTGCTCCTATGGATTGGTCCATTGTAGTGCGCATGTATTTCCTTGGTGTGATAAAGCTTATGAATGAGAATCGTTTCTTGTTCGAAGCTGCACCTGGTATTAATGCCACTTCTAGGGAATGGACAGAGTTTTATAACTTTGTTACTAAATTTGGTGTTGATCGAATTATTGCTGGTGATTATAGCGATTTCGACAAAACCATGTGTGCTTACTTGATCTGGAAGGCTTTTGAACTTGTAATTAAAGTTTATGAAGTGCCAGAAATGTTGCGCATTGTTCGCCTCTTACAAGAGGGAACTCCCAAGAGCCAGATCTGTCCTGATTGCGATTTAATGCGTGATCAAATGGTCAGGAGAGGAATTGCCCTTGACACGATATATGCATTTATTGAATTCTTTGGTGATGTATTACGTGCTGGGGGTATTATCCCTAGCGGACATCCTATGACGGTTGTGATTAATGGCATTGCTAATTGTCTCTATATGAGATATGCATTTGCTATGTTAAACCCGAATGGGAAAAATGCAAAGGGATTTAAGGATTGCGTTGCTTTAATGACGTATGGTGATGATAACATCATGGGCGTTAAAGAGGGGTATGACTGGTTTAACCATTGCTCTATTTCTAGAGTGATGGCTTCAATTGGTGTTAAATATACCATGGCTGAGAAAGAGGCTGAATCAGTGCCTTATATTAACATTAGCGACGCGACCTTTTTGAAGCGAAAGTGGAAATGGTCGGAAGAGTTACAGGCTTATACTGCTCCTCTTGAGAAAGCATCTATCGAAAAGATGTTGCTTATTAACGTTGAGTCGACTTCAGTGTCGAGAGAGAAGCAAGCTATGTGCTGTATTTCGAGCGCAATAAAGGAAGCTTTTCATCATGGCAAAAAGTATTTTGATGAATTAACCGAAGTACTTAGAGCTGTGGTGGCAGAATTAGGTTTGGAGGCATTCGTTGAAACGAGTACATTCCGAACTTGGGACATCTTCGTTGAGATGTTCAATGAACAAGGCGAAGTGCGAGGGTCGGAGACATACGATCCCATTTTAAACCAAAATGTGTCAACTAGCGACAGTGACTGCCAAGAAGTTTATAATGACTTAGAACTTCAAGGAGAATGGGTCTCTAGTTATTCCTGTGGCGAGCATACTCGTTATTCCTATTTAGGAATGTGTTCAATGGAAGCACAAAAAAGTCAAACAGTTTCTGTAGCACTAGGGTGTGCTGCAGTTCCTATTAACCACCCGAACCAAAAAACACAACAACAGTCAGTTGATGACTTTAACTCAACATGCGATGATTTTGAGCTTCAAGCTGAAGTCATTGTTAATCCTATGAAATCGGATGAGAAAACTGCATCTTCGCGACAGCAAACGGTGAGTTTCTTAGACGAAACTACTGGTGAAAAGGAGGGTTTTGACCATCGTTCAACCAGTATTGAGAATGCTGATATGCTTTCTGGCGCTGAATTAGGAGACTTTTTCAAACGTCCAGTTCGTATTTTCACGTATCAATGGACTGAAGGAGCTGGAACAGGGGTAGATGCAACATTTACGCCCTGGCAACTCTATTTCAGTAACTCTTATGTCAAGAATAAGATAGCAAATTTTGCTTTCTTGAGATGTGACTTGAAAATTAAGGTCTTGATCAATGCTTCACCATTTTATTATGGTGCTATGTTATTGAATTATCAGCCTTTACCAACGTTTGTACCTAGTACTATTGCGGGTTCCGCAGTTGCACAACAAACATTTATTGAACAATCTCAAAGACCTCATCTGTGGATTTTTCCGCAGAATAGTGCAGGGGGAGAAATGACTCTCCCATTCTTTTGGCCAAAGAATTGGATCAACACTCAAGTCAACCAAGAATTTCTTGATATGGGACAACTGAATCTGATTGATTACACTGGACTTGTTAGTGCAAACGGAACAACAGGTGCTCCAGTGACTATTCAGATTTATGCTTGGGCAGAAAATGTCCAACTCTCAGGACCCTCCGTGGGTCTTGCTTTGCAGGGTGATGAGTA